AGATCTGCACTACCTAGTATCTGTTCTTGTAGTGTGCGACCTGCCTTCGTCATTATGTATTGACGAGCGTGTTCAGGTAGGTCAGTCCAGCTTAGGAAGTACGTTACATCTGCTGTTAAATCTTCTTCAAAGATAGAAGTATTCTTTCTTCTGTCGTATAACTTCAATCCTCTTTGAACTACCTCATTGTCTGGGTATTCATAAGGATCAATTTTTACTCTGCTTATATCTGAACTCAAATCAATTTCATTAGTACCAGCAGTACGAGCAAGGGTTCTCTCATAGTCAGTATTAAATGACCACCCCTCTGATTGGATTGTTCTGCTTGTTTCTTTTAATGTGTCGTGCGCTTGTTTAGCAAGACCGAACTGACCAGCCAAGGAGTTAACAGGTGCTTCACCCATCATCCTTAATACTTTGTTGACTGCTTCTAGTTCTGTTGTGAGATTAAGGCCCATAAGAAAAGAGGGGGCATAAAGCCCCCATAGTAATTAGCTGGTTGCCCAGTAAATTTCGATAGCACAGTCTGGACGTAGAACGCCAGTACCATGAACCATAGATCCGACCATGAATGTACCTTGCCATAGTGCATGTACATCGGAACCAGTTTGTTCCATCTTCAGATCCATCAACTTAACAGTACCAACAGCTTGCTTGTTAAAGACAAGACCTACGCTATCTGTGTAGTTAGCGTGGTATGTGTTGTTCTCACCAGTTACAGCAGAACGGTTTGTAGTTGGTAGATGGTTTGTCTTGATGATGCTGATGCCAGCTACCTTCAAGACTGTTCCATCTGCGTATGCTCCAGAACCACCCCAGTCTCTGTTGAGTACGTCTGTTGTCTGGGCTAGTTTGTAGTACTCAGTTGGGCCAAGCGTAATGTACCTGTCATTTTCAGGAACATTGTTGATATCAAACTGCTCGGCTGCTGACCACATTGCGGCAACTAAGTTCGCACCAGTGATAGCTGCTTTGTTAGCAGCAACAATCTTGATACGAGTACCACCAGGTAGATCAGTGTTAGCGTTAGTGCTAGTACGTGCTGCTTGAGCAATAGTAGCGGCTACGTTCTTATCGAATGTATTCGCAAGAGCCGTGCCCATCTCAACAGAATATTGAGATCTAACATCGTAATGATTCTTGGCCTCATCAATGTCAGCAATGAAAACTTGTGATACAAGCTTGTCATCGATGTTGATTGTTACCTCGGCGTGCTTGATAGCAGCACCAGTCAGTTGGGTGCCCGGAACATGGTAGGCCGTAGAGCTGTTACCAATAATTGGGAACTGACTGCTTTTGCCTGATGCTATAGTCCGTACGTTATGTAGAGACTCGAACACGGTTGCTGCCTTGAACGAAGACAGAACCTCTCCCGAAAAGGTTTTAAGGAATAGAGCGTCATAGCTAGTACCCGTAGCATTTACGAGACCTAGCCGTGAGCTAGTAAAGTTAGCCATACAATTTGTACGGTAGATAGAAAGGGTTTGCCCATCACTATCTCTTCCACTTGGGGTATCCCTCGCAAGGGGCCGTTGCTTCTATGAGAAGTTAGGTAACTAAATACTACCTCTTAAAAGACTTTTGAGCGACTAAGTTTTTCTTCTACTTGTTTTCTGAAAGCAGGATCTTCTTTGTATTTAGGATCATTCATAGCAGCTACTACTTGTGCTGTTGATTCAAACTTAGTGGCTGCTGCCCTAGGTGCTCTACCTCCTACAAGCTTGGGTTCCCTCGGTGCATTGTTCATATAAGCAGCCTGAATACCAGCGACAGCAATCCTTATTTGGTGTGGGTTACTGGTTTTAAGCATAGAGTTGAACGCATCGACCTCTGCTTTATCTAAGTTTCCAGCAGCCCATTGAATCATTTCAGTGTAGACCTGCTCACCTCCGAACTCATTCTTAATTGCTGATACTTCTTTAGCTGCAAGTTGTGAGTCCTGTTCTGCTCTGTACTGCACACCATCTAAGTATGCCTCGACCATATCTTTACTAAAGCCAGCACCTTCTAATGCTGTGTAGTCGTCATCATCTAGCTTGCCTGTCTCTTGCCACTTGGTATTCATCCCTTGGTAATCGACCTCGGCTTCATCAAGGCGACTACCTATATAGTCACCATAGATTTCTGTCGCAGTACCAGTAGCTTCTGGTTTCTCTCCTGCTTCTGGTACTACTTCTCCTGTCTCTTCATTTTTTTCTCCTAATTTTTTCTGAAGTTCTGCGTATCCCTTCTCTAAGTCTTCGACTGATTCATACTTACCAGCAAATTTAGCTGGCTCTTGTCCTTGAGTTTCAGTAACAAGTGCTTCATCTTTTGCGGCTGTCTCCTGTTCGGGAGATAACGCACCTGATTCTGGTTCGGAAATAGTAATTGCTTCTGGCATTGGATTGTGATGGGTGAGTGTTCAGTTATCTAATAGTGATATGGTTCGGGCTATCTTTAATAACCTGTGGTTCCTTCACTTTCTTTTTCTTAGGAGTAGTCTTCTCTGTTTTTATAGGAGTTAATTCCTTAACCTTCTGCTCCTCCTGGGACTGGTCCACTGGGGAGTCCGTTGGCTGCTGCCCCGAGATCGGGGACGGTGTTAGGGATACTTCCTGCTGCTCCGTCTTCGGAGTTTCCTGAGAATTGGGGGCCATAAGGTGAACCTGGTTTAGTGTAGTTGTCTGCAACTTTAGCCATAGCTGATGACTTCATTGCTTCCATCATCTGCTGTTCTTGCTGTTGCTGTTGCTGTTGAGCTTGTGCAGCAGCGGCTTCTTGTTGTAGTTGCTGACTTGTTTTAACTAAGTTTGTCGTATCTATTGAAGCACTAGCTGCCAATCTTCGCAGTGCTTCTTCGTAGTTCACATACTGTTGTGCTATTTCTGGTCCTAATACTTGCTGAGTAATAGTTAAGAACTCAGTTAATTTATTCAGATCATCACCTCTACCTATACCTTCTAATCCTGTTACAGCTTTAGGCATAACCAAAGGTTCACCTGTCTCTTGACTATTAGGGAACTCAGGTAACTTGCCTTTCTTTTGTAACATATAAATAATCCTGCGTACCAATGGTAGCTGTAGTTCTTGAGTAAGTATGGAATAGAAACCACCGATAGATGCTTCAAGTTCTTGTGCCATATAACGGATCTCTTCTGCTGTAACCCTTTCTCCTGGTCGTTGGATAGCTGAGTTAAGTAAGAAAGCAAACTGCAATCTACCTTCAATACGATCAATAGTTGTGTTAGCTATTTGTAGATCGGCTTGCTTCTGTGCCTGAATGACAGTCACATCTGCTGCGTTCCCCTGGACGATAGCCCCATTCGCTGCTGACGACAGGGTTTTAGGTCGGGTCGTACCGTTTGGATTGACAAGGAATAAGATCTTACTTGCTGCTGCTGCTGCTTCGATCACTGCTTGATACAGAGATTCAAGTGCAGTCAAGTCGCCATAGTACTGCTCGGTATGTGAACGTCCATAGTCTTCGGAATCTAATTTTTCGTAACGCAATACGATCCAAGGACTGCAATCTTCTGGACACATGCCGTATGTATTAGGAATCTCTTTGCCTTTACATTCCTGATACCACCTAGTAATACCGTTCTCAATCTTTACACATGTATGTATCTTCTTTGTCTTCTTAACTGGTCCTGTCTTGTCATCTTCTTCTTTCTGGTCAGGAAGAAAGCCATCAGGTAATGCTTCAGGATATACTTCTTCTTCTATTATTATCTCGGTAACATGGCCCGATGGATCTCTAACGACACAGTAATCTTGTAAATGTATAACTCTTATTCCATCTGGTAATACATAGAGAAGAACATTACCTGTAACTAACAGTTGTCTAAAGGCTTGGTTCAATGAAGCTCTTGCACTCATTGTCTCAAGCATTGTCATACTGGCTTGCTCGACTTTGACTAACGCTGTGTCTAGTTCTGTCTTAATCTCTGGTCCTTGTTCTTCTATTCGTAAAGCAAGGCTGTCTATCTCTAACTTGAAGAATGGTGTGTTAGGAGGTAGCAGTGTTATTAATAATTTGTGAGCTAAATGTGCAATACCACGTGCACCTGTTGACTGCCAAGGTGTCTTAAGTTTTCCATGATCTCCTTGATTAGAGTCAGGACAGATAGATGGAATCGTTACCTTGCTACAGTCTCTACCTCTTTGAAGGAAAGGATCACGGTTAGTTTTTAACTGATCGTACCTACCAGCTAGGGTTGTACCCTTCTCTTTATCTCTAGCTCCTTTGCCTGGTGCTAGATCAATCTCGTTAATACTTAAGTCCATTTATGTAGGGATGTAGAGACTCTTAGCCGCATGTGCTGACGACTTGGTTGCTGTTGTTGCTTGCTTAACTGGTGGGTTTGTGTATTGTTTTTTGCCACCACCTTTAGCCCATCTCTTGGAATCTAGTGCTGGTGCTGCTACTCCTGCTGTCTTCTCTGGTGGTGGAGGTGGTGCAGCTTTTGCCGTTGCCTTTTGTTCTTGATATCTAGCTTGGTTGTCTGCTCTGCTTAATTCAAACTGTCGCTTTTGTTCTTCCATCTGCTCTTTCTGTAGAGCAAGGTTCTCTTGATGACGCTTCTCAGCAGCCTCCTTTGCTTCGTCATTGTTAGACCTGCCGCCACCACCACACATAGCTTTACTCTGTAGTTACTTAATAATACCTTGGTATTAGTCTTAGACTATTCCAAGTGTACTGACGTTACCTGTTGGTTTGTACTTGATAGTACTAAATCCTTTCCTTCCTGCACCTGAATACGCAGTTCTATCATCTCTTTTAACTAGCTTATCTGCTGCTGTTGTACTCTTATTATCTGTCTCTAAATTAATAATTGTATTACCACCACCACCTGCTCCACCACCAGTTCCTTCTTGAGTAGGAGGTACATAGTTAGAAGTCTTAGGCCCACCTGAAAGACCAGTCTGCCAGCCTTGACCCCAGTCTATGTTTACTGTGTCTCCTGCTGCTATACCAAGGTTACTGTCAGTTGTTGAATGATCTATACCACTAGGTGTATGTATGAGGTTGCCATCAGCACCAGTTTGAAACCATTTATTTTTTATATCAAAGTTACCAGCTTCAATAGCTAATTTTCCAGCAGGAGTTTCAGCCCAAGTTGCAAGGTTTAATTTATCAGCACCACCTGAAGTGAATTGTGTAGCGTCTACATTCTGAACACCAGTTGGGATAGTAAAAGGATTAGCACCACCACCACCTTGGAAGGCTCCATCTTTTTGGTAGTTAGCCATGTGGAAGTCATGGCCTGTTGTTGTTCCAGTCTGATCAAAGGCTATTGGTTCAATCCTGTATCCACCAGGCACGTTGTCATCTGGTACATAGTTCCATTGGTATGGAGTATCTGTTATTGGATTTCCATCGTCATCAGTTGCAACGATTTGATTGCCGTCATCATCTAGCTTGATGTTTCCATCATCATCTAACTCGTATTGAGTAGCAGTCTTGCTACCACCACCAAGACCAGTACCATCGGTGATTGCGTCTGGATGCATGTTTAAATATCTTTCTTCTGTTATCAAGTCACCGTCACCATCAACACCCATGTTTATTTCTAATGGGTTGCCATATCCTATTGTTCCAAACTTCTTATAGTTCTGGTGGCCTGTGTTAGCTGAGATGTCAGACGTTACCTTATCTGTTGCTGCTTTGTAAGCATCATCCCAACTCTTGCCTTGTGCTAAGTGGCTTTGTATATCTTGTGTCGTTTGATAACCCCACCACTCACTACCTTCTTGTCCAACAGTATTACCTTGCAACATTCCATAAGAATAATTCTGGTGATCTAAATAGTTTTCAAGGTTAGATGTTTGTAATTTATTAGACCAGTCCTCTGTTCTAACACCTAATGCAACATCATGGTCTTGATGTTCAAACCAATCAGGTACACCTGCTACTCCTTTAGCTTCTGAAGATCTAGCTACGTTTCTTCTTACTGCTGTGTCAGCTATCTTTGCTGCTTGATCTGCTGTTTTACCAGCAGCTATAGCATCAGCTTGTGCCTTGTCATATTCAGCAGACCAATAAGCTAAACCATCAGCACCAAAGTCTCTATTTAAAAGACCTTGACCTATGTTCTGTATTGCTGCTGACGTTGCCATCGTTACTCGATGTTGTTCTGCTCATTATATACAGACCTTAACATCCTTACCAATTCCACTTGACCACCGTACCTCCATATCTCTCTGTCGTTTGTATCTATTGATGGACATTTGTCAGGGTAGATCTCTTCTAGTTTCCTGATAAGCACCTCATCTATTGGAGGCCAGAGTTCTTCATCAATCATGTGGTGGGTTCCCAGAGTGTGACTTTACCTGTGACTTTATTGTACTCACCATGCCTAAGTATTCTTGTTAGTCGTGCTGATTGAAGTGCTGACTTATACGACAGCTTCTTCTTTTCATAAGCACCGACTACCTTATCCCACATATCAGAGACTGATTCACTGTCGCCTAATATTTTTTCAGCAGTAACAGGGCCAACACCAGGAAGACCTTCGATGTTGTCTACCTTGTCACCTGTTAGCGTTTGACATAACCAATTTCTATCTGCCCTCTTTTCAGAAATGATTTCAATCTCTTCATTTCTAAGGAGAGTGCAGGGTACTGACCTCATATCCTTATCACCCGACACAATGATTGGATCTTTGTAGTCACCACTTGTACTAAGTAATGCCATTGCATCGTCAGCTTCTAAACCAGGATATACAACAGTGTGGTAATACCTCTTGGTTGCATTGATGACATCCCTTAGTGCTAAAGGCTTACGCTTACCTATTCTGTTACCTTTGTAATCTTGATAGACCTCTGTGTGTCTGAAGGTTGGGTAGTCAGTGAAGGTCATGATAATTTTTTTGTTATCATTTGTGATCGCTTGTGCCTGTTCTATTTTCATAGCCATCAGGTCAAGGGCATCACGTTCATCTGACACAAGTACATGTTGGTACTCGTTGAACTTGAAGTCTTCCTCTACTGCACAACAAGATTGGTAGGCCAGTAGATCACCATCAAAAATAAGAGTCATGTAAAGAAGTTGGATTGTTGTACTAACCTGCCCGACTTGTCATCGTACAGAAGTTTATCTACCTCACCTGTATTGCCACTGAATCTATTCTTGAGGATTCCTAGCTGTAATTCAGAGCGTTCACCTGGATCTCCTTGTTGATTTCTAGTACAGGAAATACATAAATCTGATAGCTGTAAAATTGCACTGCTACCTCTGAGATCAGAAGGTGATACGCTTGCTCCCTCCTCATGTGCCTTGCCTTGTGGTCTACGCAAGTGAGATACAAGTATTAGTCCTATGCCTGTGGCTTCAACACATTGCCTAAGCCTGGTACATGTAATGTCTAACGCTCTTCTTTCATCTACATCACTAAGTCCAGAGATAACTATGGTTAGGTGATCAAGTATTACTACATCTACTTCTTCTGCTGTAGCTAGATAAGTAATCTGTTCCACGAGTCTGTCAACATCCATCGATCCGAAATGATCGTACAAAAAAAGACGGCCTGATCCTAGGAGGGAGTCAAAGGCCGACTTCAGTTTGGGGATCTCGACAGTCTCATCTAAATGTAAGGGCTTGTTAAGTGCAACCCCCATGATTCCTTGAAGGGTACGTTGCAAGCTTTCTTCAAGTGCTATGTACCCGACTCTTAAATTTTGCGTGAGAAAATGATGGGCTAACTCTCTGCATACCGTACTTTTCCCCGTCCCCGAGCCAGCGCAAAGAGTCACCATCTCACCTTTGCGGAAACCGTAAGTGTAGTTGTTTAGTTTCTCCCACGGATAAGGACATACAGCCTTAGCCCCTGGTTTTATTAGCTCATCCCATAAGGTTGATGCTTCTTTTATCTGATCAGGTCGTGCAGGTTGTGCCTTCCATAGTAGATCCTTTAACTCTGCACCTTTACCAGCAACAAGCATGTCGTTGGCATCTTTATATGGTTCAGGGATACGACAGATAGCAGCCTTGCCAGCAGGTAGTAGTTCAAGTGCAACTTGACTAGCCTTTCGACCAGGTTCATCGTTATCAAAGCAGATCACCACCCATGCAAACTGACTCAGCCACTTAAGATTTGCAGCGATAGCTTTCTTAACTGACTGTGTGCCTGAAGGTATTGATACGACAGGAAATTTATTGCCCTGAATTTGTGAGCAACTACAGCAGTCGACCTCGCCTTCTGACAAAACACAGAAGACATTGGAATCTCTTCCATGATTTTGTCGCCACTTGCTTTGACCCCACATTTGCAGGTCACTTATGCCATCATCAGCTATCCAATTAAACTTCTTGTCTCTGAATCGCAGGTGCTGTGCAGTTGGCAGCCCTTGCTGATCGTTGTAAGTAGCAACGTGTACCTGTTGATCACGATAGAAAGCTTGGGTGTAACTAAAGAAGTTAAGTGTTTCGACAGTGATACCACGCCACTCTTTCTTGAATGGCTGCAAGTTTTTAAGCAGCTTGCTTGTTGACCTAACTACTGGCATTGATTTCTTTTCTATATGTTTCTTTGGTTGAATCTGGTGGTCACATGAGAAGCAGTGAGAATGACCATCATCAAAGAGGATCATTCCCTTGCTTGTCTCGCAGTTAGGGCATGGCCCTCTACTAACTTCTTTGCTTTTGCTCATCACCTTTAATGCGAGTGAGCATGAGATGTAATTCAGCTATCCGTTTCTTGATGTTCTGAACTCTCTCTGTATCAGGAGGGTCATGAGGCTCCCAGTTACCTGGGGATTCTTCTCGGTAGAAGCTGCCCTTTATCCATCTAATCTCTTTGTCCATACCAGTCGGGTGGGATTGTGTTGTTACTCCACTTGAAACCATTGCGAGTTGCCCACTCGCCGTATGTCATGGAGTTTTTTCTTTTAGTTAGCTTGACTGCTGCGTTC